AGCACAGGTAACTGTAAATCCATTTAAGTTAGCATCGTTAGATACATATCCAGAACTTCCGGGATTGATTTGATCTGTAGAACTGGAGTTCCAGTCCACGCCGTCTCCGGCATTAGGCAAAAGATTGCCTGTAGTTATATCTTCTGCTTTGACATTATGTACGATACACGAGCCCATAAAGTAGCAGACAAAAAAAGTAATAAGTAAATTTTTTATCTTAGTTTTTATTTTGGTTGTTTCCATTTGACCTTCTTGCCAATAGAAACATCTGTTGGAAGAGGTTTAGTATCTACAGCAGGTTCAATTTTTTCTCTTTTTTCCATACGTTTAACATATGCTTTATAATCAGGTCTTTCAAAGTCATATTTTTTCCATAACTTCATTGCTTCTTTACCGATACGGCCATCAATTGGGCATGGCGTACCCGCATTAATCATAGCTTCAAAAACTCTTTCGTCTTGACATAGTATTGCAACAGCTCCTACTTTCATACCAAAGTCATTAAGGATCCTAGCTAGTTTAAGTCGTTCACAATTTTTGTCAACGAAATGTTTTCCACCAGATATACCTACACCAAAGGTTTGAACACCTGCAGACATACCTACAGCACAAACATCCTGTGTCATAGAATTATAGGAAGGTGCTCCTGCACTTGGAGGTGAACTTCTTATGTCTGAATTCGTGGTGTTGTTGGTTGTGGATGTAGATTCAGAACCTGACTGATACGTAGTTGTTGATTCTGAAGTATAGCCACCTTCTATGGCTGTGTTACTACCTGAAACATTTGATTGTGTTGAACCTGCATAGGCGCTCGTTGAACACACCAATAGTGTCATGATTAAAAACGTATATAGATATTTCATTGTCTCTCCTAGAAACAATTCATTTTATCTATTTCAGCTGGTTTCCCGTTTTTAAAGAACCATACATAACTAGATACAACGTTACCTTCATCGGTAACGACACATTTTTGGCCTACCGAACAGGCGCTTAATGCAAATAGCAATGCTATTACTAAATAAAATTTATTCACATGCCTCACAGTCTTGGGTGCTGTCGATAACGACACCACCTTCAAATGTTTTATCTTCTGCTCTTTGCCCACATTCACAGCCATCACACTTACAATCAGCGTGATCCGCTTCTATGCAATGGCATAGGTGGTTACATTTTTTGCAGAATCTATCCATCATTTTTTTCTTTTAGGTAATCCACTTTTGATCCACTTTATATACTTAGTCCATGGCCAACAAATGGTCTCTATAATTTTTTTAATCATCCTTGGTCTCCTCAATGTTATAGAAGAAGTTATCACTATCTTCTGTTTTCCACTTACGACTATCTTCTACATTCCATTCACTGGTCTGAACTTTCCAGTCGAACGGTATTTCATCCCTCACCGTGAAGGATGGTATGCTCCAGATTAGTCTATTATTTGGCTGAGCCGCATAATTGCCATTATCTAATGCCAATATATGTGCGCACTTATGTTCGTGCGGAATTTCGGAATGATCCGTATCTACTATATTACTCTCTGGGTGGCCCCAGTCAATAGTAAAAAGATAGGCACCTGCATACCATTTCTTATCTTTTCCTATAAATTTACCGGATTGCCCGTCTAGAATATCGTAAGAAGTAACAGCAGGATAATAACTAAAACAATTCCATAGCTCCAGCTCGTCAAGGCGCATCCTAGGAACCTTTTCGGGTTTGAATCCTCGTTGAATAAACGCACTAATCGGCAATCTATAGAAGACAGCACCATTTTCCATAATTGCATGAAAGAGTATAGGACGCCCTGTAATCGATGCAATACCAAAAATAAGGCATTCTTCCACTTCTCCATGATGAGCTTTAAGATCATAGAGATACTCTCTCCTGATTTGTGCATAAGTAACAGGAATGTTTGCGTTTAAGTATGCCATCCAACATAAAACCCTATAGTGCTGCGATTATTAAAATTACAACAACGATACCTGCACCAATTACAGCTTTTCTGTTATTTTTCCACAGGTCTTTTATTGCTTCTACTATCATTTCCATAGTTTCCTCCTAATTTGAGACGAGTATATTATATATTTCTGCGTCAATTTCAATTTTATTATCTTCATTTCTTATAAATAAAAGTTCTTCAATCCTTTTCATTAAAAGTAGCTTTCATCAATTTCCTCTTGGTTGCCATTGTCAATACTACCCCAGTTTGAACCAAATTCATAATCTACCTCATTAGGAATGTCTAATGGAATAGCTTCTTTCATAATTTTTATAATTTTACTTCTTTGAGTCTCGTTACCCTTCTCAACAGAGATATCTAATTCATCGTGAATTTGAAGCATAGGAGTAATACCTTCTTTGTGCAAATTAATCATTGCTTGCTTGGTCATATCCGCTGCAGAGCCTTGGATTAATTTATTTAAAGCTTTATAGGTAAAGGCTCTTTTCATATTTCCAATTCCAATCTCTGTTTCTGCTTGTTCAAATGTTAAAGGCTTGTGTATGCCAAATTGCTTGGGTTCCCACATATCAAAACGACAATATCTACCCCCTAACGTGCGTATTTTTCCTATTTTTTGGGCTCTATCCATAACATTTTTAATAAGTTGTTTTATGAAAGGAACTTTTGAGTGATAATTTTTTAAAAACTCTTTTGCAACTTCGTCATTATCAATACCTAATTGTGTTTGTAATTTTGCCTGTCCCATTCCATAAAATAAGCCTAGATTAATTGTTTTGGCTTCTGCGCGGTCAATATCAGCAATGTCCGCAACAATTTGATGAAAATCTGCGCTACCTTGCCTATATTGTTCTACAATATCACCAATTCCTGTCACTCCTTTAGTTTGTAAAGCAAAATGCACAACTAATCTTGGTTCTTGTTGTGAATAATCAAAGCATCCCCATTCACATCCATCTTCAGGAAGAAAGATAGATCTTATCCCCAATCCCTTGGCAGAATAATTTGGAAGCTGTTGCAGATTAGGGTGAGAATAACTTAATCTTCCCGTCACAGTTCCCCCTTGATCCCCTCTTAATTGATGAATATCAGAATGAATTCTTCCTTTGTAAACAAAATTTCTAATTGAATGGAGAAATGTTTTCTTTAATTTATCTGTTCGTCTTGCTTGGGCAATGCTTTTAATGACAAGGTGTTTGCACTTTTCTAAAGAATTTTTCGTAAAAGATGGTGCGTTTGTCTTCTCTGTTCTTTCATATTTAATACCTAATTTATCGAATACTTTAGCTATACTCTTGGCAGCCCATATTTCAGGGACAATACCTGTAGCATCTTTAACTCTTTTTATACATTTGTCATAAGTTGATTGTAGTTTTTTCTCAAGAATATCAAGTTGATCCTCACTAATTCTTACACCTCTCCATTTCATGTCTACTAGGCATGGAAAAACTTGTTGTTCCAAAGAAATTACTGCGTATAAATCTTGTAGATTAATTTCTTTCTTGAGTTCCTGCCACAAAGCTAAAGTTATTTCAGCATCTTTTTCTGCGTAAGCTCCTACATACATTGCTGGAAGTTTGTACATTTCTGCTTTTGGATCTAAACCCCACTCCTTTGCTGCCATATTTAAAGCATTCTCATTTTTTCCTAACCCAGTGTACTCTTTAGCCACTGAATTAAGATCATATCTAAATCTATTTTCATTAACTAACGATGCAACAGTCATTGTATCGACAATTGTTCCGTGGACCGTGAGCCCTAAACGACGGATCCAACATACATCGTACATGGCATTGTGAAAAATTTTCAGGGCAGGTGTTTTTAAAACATCTTCGAACCATCCCAGGACCTGTTTACGATTCATATTTGGGCCATTTTCATGAGCAATCGGGTAGTAGCCTGACCAATTACACACGGCAACTGCGATTCCTACAACATCACCTATTCCTCGGCAAGAAGCTGAGCCTTTGGTTTTTAAATCTGGATCTTTAGTTTCAAAGTCAATTGCGATTTCCTCATACTTAGATAAATCAGGAAATTCGTCTGGTTCAACCCATTCAGTTTGGGCTTTAAACAAAGGTGTTTGCATTATGAATAATCCCGTTCAATAATCATTTCAATATAGTGAATAGCTTTTTTCAAATCTTCCTTTCCTCCTTTATGTGTGTGTCTACAGATATATTTTATAGCATTCCCTTCCGCGAATAGCAACTTATTCTTGTTTATAAACTGACTAGGTTGAATCACCATGTCTTTGTAGTGAGATCCTCCGATTTGTTTTTTATACGCACTCATCTTCTTCCTTTTTCTTATCACCAGCGAAAAGATAACTTGAATCACCGTAAAGTTCCCATTCCCTTCTTTGAATAAATCTGTAAAATTCGTCTTCGCTCATAATATTAAGTATGGAAATTTAGTTTTTTGTTTTCCAGTGTCTAAAATGTATAATTCTTCTTGGGCTCGGGTAACACCTACATAACAAGTTCGTAGTTCTTCCTCTTCTTTTTCTACTAAACCACTATAATAGTTATGGAGAGAATAACCCCAATTGTTACAGATAACGACTATTTTTCTTTCCATTCCTTTAACTCCGTGGATACTTGAAATAATAATATCTGATTTACTCAAAGTTGGATCATTGTCGTAACAATTTTTTAAATAATTATTAAAATCCGTATCATCGTAAAATAAAGCATTGGGTTTTTTCTTAGAATATTTACGCGTTGTGCTAAAATTAAAAACATCAAACCACATTTTATTGATGTCAGCTAAAACATAATACTTTTCGCTTAAATCCTTAAAAGTGAATCGCGCTTCATAATCTTTAAATTCATCAGGACATGTATTTAAATTTATTAATGCTGATTTTTTACCTCTTTGCACAAGTCCGGGCTTAAAATGTTCAATTAAAGTTCTTACATCTGTACCCTTAATTCCATCCCCTGCCTTTAAAGCATCCCAGCTTTTCAATACATCTCTTGGTTTTTGAGGAAAACTAGATCTAAATCCGCCTTCACTTTCCCGTAGTTTATTCTTTTCTTTCCAAATAATACCTCTATCCTTTAAATGTTCTGCATATTGTTTACATTTATTCCAATCCCTTGCGCACATAATTGCGCTGGAATCAAACTTAATAACTTCAGTTAATTCTTCTGTATCATGAAGCATTCCAAGAACTCCCGGAAAATTTTCTTTACCACAACATTTTTCTGGGCACGGAAAATAATTTTTTCTATTTACACCACCTATTCTATGTTCTGGAGTTATGTCATTAATTATTTTTTGTGCAAGAGCATATATTTTTGTGGGTAATCTATGTGTGTGGGCAAGGAACTTTTTATTTTCCTCTCTGCAGGGCCATTTACGAAAAACTTTTGGGTTAGATCCTTTCCAACCATATATTCCTTGATCATCATCTCCGACCAAATATAATTCTTCTGTGGTTTTACCAAGTTTAGCAATAAACTTCCATTCAAGGGGTGTTAAATCTTGAGCTTCATCTAGAATGACAACTTTGTATTCACGAAAATGTACATTTGGAGCTAACGCATATTCTAACATATCTTCAAAATCGATCATATTATTTCTTTTTTTAAAAAGATTTAAGTTGTTAAAACAATATTTAATTTCACCGCGGTGTATTTTTGAGAATTTAAAGTCGTCGTGATTAGAATGAAACTCTAAAATTTTTTCTAAAGTTTTCTTTCTCGCATGTCTTGCATATCCAATT